GGAAAAGCAATGATGATGATTATTGACGAAAGCACAACCATAAAAAACCCAACAGCACTACGCACCAAAGCAATCTGTAAATTAGGTACAGCGGTAAAATACCGAAGAATATTAACGGGATCGCCAATAACAAAGTCTCCATTGGACCTTTATACTCAATGCGCCTTTCTAAGTAAAGCATTATTAGGGTTTGAATCTTTCTATACCTTTAGAGCTAGATATGCCGTAATGCACCAAATACAAATGGGGGGTAATCAAATATTAGTACCTAAATATTATACCAACTTAGATGAATTAGAATGGAAATTAAAATCTTTTTC